TAATGCGAGCTTCTCGTGGGATGGGTGCTATAGCCCCATCTAAAATGCCTAAAGCCAAAACGATTGTCCGCAAAGATGATCCGAATGATGTCACCATGATTAAAAAAGGTGGTAAGGTTGGTTTATATGCGAATATTCATGCAAAGCAAAAGCGTATTGCGGCTGGTTCTGGTGAGCACATGCGTAAAGTTGGGTCTAAGGGTGCGCCTTCTAAAGCGGACTTTATTAAATCTGCTAAAACCGCAAAGAAGAAGTAATTCCATTGGCTTAACTGCAGACACAAAAAGCCTGTAGTTGGCGGTCGGGTTAGCTAATGGAAACCATAAGGAGAAGATAATGAAACTTGCAATTAACTGGGTATTAGGTTTATTCCGAAAACCCGATGTAGAAATTACTTTTAAACCTGAAGTTGAGGCATGGCCTTTCCCTGTGCCAGCGGAAAAGAAAAAGCCGAAAGTAGCAAAAGCTACAACTCGTAAGGCTAAGCCAGCAGTAAAGAAAGTCGCTGCTAAGAAGACAACTAAAAAGGCTAAGTAATGGCTACGTCAGGAACCGCAGTATTTAATTTAGACATGGGCGACCTCATTGAGGAAGCCTTTGAACGCTGTGGTTCGCAGTCACGTTCTGGATATGACTTTAGAACGGCGCAACGTAGTGTTAACATGCTTACGATTGAGTGGGCAAATCGTGGTATTAATCTTTGGACTATTGAGCAGGGAGTAATCCCAATCAATATTAATGCGTATCAAATTAGTTACCCAATCCCGCTAGATACCATTGATTTATATGACCACGTTATTCGTCAAGGTACAGGACAAAATCAAGTTGATATTAATATCACTCGCATATCTGCCGATGATTATCTTGATTTACCTACTAAAAACGCCACAGGGCGCCCTATTCAAGTATGGATTGACCGCCAATCAGGTAACGTAGATGCGACCCCTGTAACTGCTCTATCACAAGCTGCAGCAGCTACTGATACAACTTTATCTGTAGTTTCTACCCAAAATATGCGTAGCCAAGGATACGTTAATATTGATGGTGAGACTATCCTGTATCAGAATTTAGGCACAGCTAGTGGTGGTAATGCTAATCAGCTTTTAAATTGCTATCGTGGCTTAAATGGCACAACTGCCGCAACCCATGCAGCTGGCGCAAGTCTTTACAACAATTACCTGCCAAACATTAATATTTGGCCTACTGGTGTTCCTGGTACACAGTATCAGTTTGTTTATTGGCGCTTGCGTCGTATACAAGACTCTGGCACCGGTGTTAATACTGAAGATATCCCATTTCGGTTTATTCCCGCTATGGCTTCTGGTTTAGCTTACTATTTATCGATGAAACTACCTAATATCGATATGAATCGTATACCGATGTTAAAAGCAGACTACGAACAACAGTTCCAGTTAGCTGCTGATGAGGACCGTGAAAAGGCTTCTTGGCGCATGGTTCCACGCAATCTGTTCTATTCTAGATAGTTATGACCGCATCTAAATATGCTTCTGGTAAGCACTCGATTGCCGAATGTGACCGGTGTGGGCAAAGGTATAAGTTACACCAGCTAAAAACTGAGATCATTAAAACCCACCCATTTAACATTAAGGTTTGCCCAACTTGCTGGGACCCAGATCAGCCACAGCTACAAATTGGTCTATATCCTGTTAATGACCCGCAAGGAGTACGTGACCCAAGACCAGATGTAAGTTATTATTCTTCTGGAACCACAGGTTTGTATGTAAATCCTAACGCTAGCAATAATGTAAATAATGCCGGTTATCCCCAAGATGGTAGTCGGCAAACGCAGTGGGGCTGGAATCCTGTTGGTGGGCCTAGAGCATTTGCAGATGCTTTTAGTCCCAATGATTTGAATTTAGCCATTACAATAGGCACAGTAACTGTAGTAACAACTTAAGGAGTAGTAACATGGCAATGCAAAAACAACGTGGCATTAAAACTGGCGATCCGTTTGAACCAAAAAACGTAGAAGATAACATGAAAAAAGGTGGTAAAGTTATGAAAAAAGCAAATATGAAACATGATGACGAAGCTCAAGATAAGAAATTAATCTCTAAAATGATTAAGCAATCTGAGAAAAAAGAAGTCAAAGGCATGAAAAAAGGTGGAGTTACTGGTAAAGAAATGAAGTCTATGGGTCGTAATATGGCTCGTGCTATGAACCAGAAATCTGGCGCAAGAGGTCGTTAATATGGCAACCCAAATTAAACCAACAACCAAAAACAGTTCGCCTATGCGTACTGGCATGGCTAAAAATAATGGCCCCGCAGAGATGTACGAAAAGAATGGTACTAGCGTAGCTGCAGAGCGTAAAGCTACTGGGCATGACATGAAAGATCCAAATACTTTACGTGCTGATGAAGTTGATCCTTCTACAGTTGCAATGACAGTATCTATTGGCAATAAAGATCGTGGTCCTAAAACGGATGGAATTGAAGTTCGTGGTTCAGGTGCTGCAACTAAAGGCCGTATGGCTAGAGGTCCAATGGCATGAGTTTAGATCCAAAATTACCAATCACTCTTAATCTTACTTTGAATGAAGTAGATGGTGTAATCGCCGGACTAGGCGAACTACCTACTAAAACAGGTGCTTTTAGCTTGCTTATGAAAATTCAAGCCCAGATTCAGACGCAGTTACCAGCAGAAGAACCTAAAGCAGAAGAGTAATAATGAATTACGAAGAGTTATACAATTCGATTCAAGCATATACCGAAAACACTGAACAGTTGTTTGTGGCAAATATTCCTGTGTTTTTGCAGGAAGCTGAACTTCGTATTTATAACTCTGTTAACGTACCATCGTTGCGTAAAAATGTAACCGGTTCAATGAATACTGGTAATCAGTACGTTTCTCTACCTTTAGATTGGCTAGCAAACTACTCAATTGCGGTAATTGATCCTACTACTGGAATGTATAACTATCTTATTAACAAAGATGTTAACTTCTTAAGACAAGCGTATCCCTTTGCATCTAATAATGGCATTACTTATCAGGGCACACCTACTGGAACTCCTAAGTATTATTCATTATTTGGTTCCCAATATAACGATGTAAATGAAATGACCATTATGGTAGCGCCTGCTCCAGATCAAAACTATCCGATAGAGATGCACTATTATTACTACCCACCTACTATTGTTAAAGGTCAAATTACTACTCTTGGTAATTTGGTTGGTGGGGCAGGATATACCGACGGTGTATACCAAAATGTGGCTTTAACTGGTGGTTCTGGCGCTAATGCAACTGCAGATATTGTGGTTTCTGGTGGGGTAGTAACTAAGGTTACGATTACTTTTGGCGGTAATTTTTATGTTGTTGGCGACACATTATCGTCTTCTTCAATAGGTTCTAGCAATACCCCGTTCTCTATTTCAGTCTTAGGTGTATCTAATGCTACTGGAACAAGCTGGCTTGGCGACAATTACGATGCGGTTTTGTTTTATGGCGCTATGCGTGAAGCTATGCTATTTATGAAGCAAGAGGTTGATTTAGTAGCCAATTACGAACAAAAGTACCAAGAAGCCCTGCTCGAATTTAGACGTTTCTGTGACGGCCTTGATCGTGGTGATAGTTATCGTGACGGCCAAACAAAACTCAACATTAACCTTAAGGGTAACGTTGTTTCATGAGAACTTGTAAAAAATGCTTACAAATCAAAAACTTATTAGAGTTTAAAAAACACTCTAATGGTTATAGGCATACGTGTAAAAAATGTCAATATGAAGCTATGGTTTTAAATTCTGAAGCTTATAAAAATAAATTAGCTAGAACTGCTAAATATCGTAATTCTGACAAAGGTAAACTAAAAGAAAAGGTATATGCTCAATCAGATTCTGGTAAAAAAGCAAGAAAATTAGCCATTAAAAAATACGAAAAAGGTAATGGACACGCTGGGAAAATGGCTCGCACTGCTCAAAGAAGAGCTGCTAAATTGCAACGAACTCCATCTTGGCTTACAGATATTGACCATGAGCGCATAAGAAACGAGTATAAATTGGCTGCCTTATTGACTAAAATTGAAGGTATTAAATGGACGGTAGATCACGTAATTCCATTACAAGGCAAATTTGTTTCAGGATTGCATGTTCCATCAAATCTTCAAGTAATGAGAGCTTCTGAAAACTTTTCTAAACGTAATAAATTTGAGGTAGTCTCATGATTACCCAGACTTCCTGTACTATTTTCCAACAGAATCTTCTCAACGGTAATGAGAACTTTACTACCGGAACCTATAAGATTGCCCTCTATAATGCGTTGGCTAACCTAAACCAAAGCACTACGGCATATACCCCCGTTAATGAGGTTGTAGGCCCAGGTTATACGGCTGGTGGTCAGGTACTAACTATTTCCACGCCACCTACCCAAAACGGACAATATAACATTACTTATGTATCATTTAATAATGCTGTTTGGAGTCCCGCATCCTTTACTTGCAGAGGGGCGCTAGTGTACAATGCAACCACAGGTGCAGCGTGCTTTGTGTTAAATTTTGGGTCGGATAAGACCTGTAACAGTAGCTTTACTGTGCAATTCCCGGCAGCGACTTATTCGTCTGCTATTTTAACCATTGGTACTACCACAAGTAGTATTAATTATAGTAGTGCAGATTAGGAGATTAGTATGTTTAAAGAATTATCAGGATCCGGCGATAGCGCAATTGCTACTTTGCAGGCCAAAGCCGCTACAGGTGAAACTGTTGGCGTAGAAGGTTTTTACCACGTTGAGTGCCGTGATGCTGATGGCAACCTTAAATGGACAGAATCTTTCCCTAACCTAGTTAACGCAGTTGGTAAGCAGTTGATGCTTAACACATTGCTACGCACATCTGGTACTTATACTACCACTGGACCATTCCTTGGTTTGATTGGTACAACTAGCCCAACATTTAACGTTGAAGACACAATGACTTCACACAGCGGTTGGACTGAGTTTGTTAACTACACAGTTGGCGGTTCAGCAGTTCGTGGTACAGCAGTATTTGCAACCGCAACAGATAATGCAGTTGCTTCACCATCTAACGTAGTAACTTCTACTGCAACAGCT